TACAAGTGTGGCAACGGAAAGCGTGACGTATGCACAACGGAAAGCGGGACATGTGGACAACGGAAAGCGTGACAACAAGTACTTCTTCGGTGTTCAGCGGAGTTCAGCGAGTAGTTCATCGTCATCGAAAAGCGATGAGAACACGCTCACTGCTCCGCAGGTGCTGCCGCAGGCAGAAACCACGTCAAACCCGTTCGACGTAGGGGATGTACAGGACGGTCTATCAATCTCCGCCCAGTCCAGCGGCGAGAGCCGCTCTCTCCAAGTTCCGCCCGCCCTCTCTCAAATTGTCCCCACGAGGCCGCTGCATAGCTACGACAACCCGTGCCCGGATGTGAACTGCCGTGACACTCGTTGTTACTCCCGCAGGTGCAAGGACAGGCGTGACGCTTACAAACGCAAGCAGGCTCTCGCCGCACCAATGCCGGTTCCTGAACTCGTCGAGTTCACTCTGGCCGCCGGAGAAGAGTTATGAGTTGTCCATTCGTGAGGTCCGCATAATGGCTGGCTTCAAATTCATTTGCTGGAATTGTCGTGCGCAGTGGGAAGAAGAACTTGACGACTTCGTCATGAGCATCATCAAGCAGACAGCCATTGAAGAAGATCGCTCGCTAGGTGCTCAGTTGTGGCGACTTAAAACAGCTCGCCTTTGCGCCACGTGCGACATGAAAATCATGCCATCCAAGCAGTAATCCACACAAAATGGCTGCGTATTGCTTATGTAGTGAGCCATTTTCCCACACCTGAAGTTCTGGAAGGCTACCAGCGTGAGCTGATGGCGCGAGCCGTCGCACGTGGAGATGTAGCCGAGGAGTTCGCTACCAAGGGAATCGCCAAGGGAAACGAACTCGTACAGCACGTGGGCCAGTCTGTCCGCCAGCTTTGGTTCCGCCATCCTGACGTGGTCATCTTCCAACAGCTCGACGCAGCACTGAAGCAAGCGCACGCTGAAGGTCTCGTCCACGAGAACGATCCCATTTTCCATCTCACCGAGCTCATGGTGCAGTACGGCGAGGCCACAACCATAAGCGACCGGGATGACCTGCGGACCGAGATTCTGACATACCTAAATGAGGGAGCAAAAATCTATGCAGAAAATAGCGATCGAAGTTCTCTACCGTGCGCCAACAGCTGATGGCATGCCATCAGCAACCATCATCCTGCCAGACAACCTCGGTCCACTTGAGCGTCAAGCGATTGCTCAAGCCGTGCTGACCTGTGTGCCTGTTGAGAAGGTGAATGCCACCTAAGCCAGCCACGTACTGCCATCGATGCCAAGGCATCTGCACGGGCAACTGTCGTCAGGAAGCCAAGCGACAGTACGACAAGGATCGTCTCAACGATCCAGTCCGGGCACTGTACAAGCTAGCTCGATGGCTGAAGGGTACTCGACCGACGGTGCTCCGGCGAGACCCGCTGTGCTGTGTCTGTGGCCACAAGGCATCGACCGTGGCCGACCACTGGCCACTCTCGGCTCGCCAGATCGTGGCACAGCTTGGAGTGAACGAGTTCTTCAATGCGCTGCGGTGTAGAGGACTGTGCAAGCGATGTCACGATGCTTCCACTGCGGTTCGAGAAGGATTTAGAGCCAATGGGGAGGCGGATGCCGTGATCTCTAGGAGATAGATGGCCTAGGGCCGACGGCAGCCTCCGTTCACGTGTCACGAGGCTAGAAAACACAGGTAGAGCAAACAAATTTATGCCCACACGCAGAAAATCACTCGACAGTATCGGTCCGGGCACCCTTGCCAACCACGCGGCAGAGATTGTGCGTCGGCATAGAGAACCCAAGACGTTCGGCAAGCTAGGCCGTCCGTCCAAGTGGCTCACCCCGGCTGAAAAGAAAATCTGGCGTGCGCTCACTCGCTCGTCTCCCGCTGAACTTGGTGAGAACGACCGGACGTTGATGGAAGTCACCGTGGTCCTGAAGGCTGAGCTAGAGAAACGCTCTATTGACGCACGTGGTCGTACGGAATTGATCAACTGCCTCAAGAACCTCGGGATCATCCCGAAGGAGCGGCAGGCCGTCAAGCCAAAGGCTGACGAGAAAGACGAGTGGGAAGACCTTGGCTGATGATTTTCCATTGTCCGAGTGGAGGCTGGAGCGGGAGCTAGCCAAAGGTGGGCCGATTCGCCACACCGTCCATGGCCCACTCCCGTGCGATGAGAGTGAAGACTATGACCGCAGTGTCCGATATCTATACGTCGCTCACGGCTGGGTGGAGGCAATGATCAATGAAGCACGTAAGGTTACGTGATCAGTCCGCCATCGCCACCCAGTACGCACGCGACGTCGTGGATGGGAAGATTCCAAACTGCGGCTGGGTGAAGAAGGCTTGCCAGCGTCACCTTGACGATCTGGCAAATGACTCCGCGCTGTGGCCCTACACCTTCGACACCAAGCAGGCCAATCGCGCTGCCAAGTTCATCGAACTGCTCCCGCTGGTCAAAGGCTCCAAGTTCCTCGGAAAGAATCTCATCCTCGAGCCGTGGCAGTGCTTCATCGTCTGCAATTTATTCGGATGGGTGAAGAAGACCACGGGCAAACGCAGGTTCCGCAAGGCGTACATCGAGGTTCCTAAGGGCAACGGCAAGTCTGCGTTGATGTCCGGCATCGCACTCTACATGCTTGCGCTGGACAAGGAGCCGGGAGCCGAGATTTACTCCGCTGCCATCACCAAGGAACAGGCGAAGATCGTCTTTGAAACAGCGCAACAGATGGCGAAGAAGTGCCCGAAGTACCTTGAGAAGTATGGCGTGTGCGTTTCAGCACACGACATCCACCTTGTCAGCGACACGCTGTCGGTCTTCCGTGCGCTGGCCAGTGAAGCCGACTCGCTCGAAGGCAAGAATCCCCATCTGGCCTGCATCGACGAACTGCACGCTCACCCCACTCGCAAGCTCTACGAGAACCTTGAGTCCGCCATGGGCAAGCGGGATAACAACCTTCTGCTGAGCATCACCACAGCCGGGAGCGACCGTCTTGGGGTTTGCTACGAGGTACGCGGCCACGTCATCGAAACTTTGGACAAACTGTTCGTTGACGACGCGTTGTTCGGCATCATCTACACGCTGGATGACGGCGATGACTGGACTCTAGAGGAGAATTGGATCAAGGCAAACCCGAATTGGGGAGTCTCCGTGGAGCCGGAAGTCATCATTAACGATGGCAGACGCGCCATTTTCACCACCCACAAGCAGCCGTCCTTCCAAACGAAGCACCTTGACATCTGGGTAAACGCGGACAACGCGCTGATTTCGGCTCGGGATTGGAAGGCTTGCGAGACTCCACACATGGACATCGAGGATTTCCGCTCCGATCCATGCACGGTGGGAAACGATCTGGCCAGCAAACTCGACCTTTGCGCTCGCACCATGCTGTTCACCCGCAAAGAAAAGGACGACAAGCTGCATTACTACGTGTTCGGCAAGTACTGGCTCCCGAATGACACCATCGAGAAATCCAGCAACGCGAAGTATGAAGGATGGGCACGCGACGGCTATGTGGTTCGCTCCGATGGTGCAACCAACGACTTCGATGTGATCGAAGAGGAGCTACGCCAGCTCGCCAGCCAGTTTGACGTCAAGGGCATTGCCTTCGACCCTTGGAACGCGAAGCAGATGATGGACCACCTGATCAAAGACGGTGCTCCGGTCGTGGAAGTCAGGAATACTGTGGAGAATTTCTCCCCTGCAACCAAGGAATTGCTTGCTCTCATCGCCGAGAAGCGCATTCATCACGATGGCGACCCTGTGCTGGCGTGGGCTATCAGCAACGTCGTCGGCCATACGGACGCGAAAGACAACATCTATCCGAAGAAGGAACGCTTCGAAAACAAAATCGACCCTGTCTTCTCCCTGATTATGGCCATGTGTCTTGTGAAAGAAGCGAAGCCACGGCCAAAATTCTGGGTAGTAACTTCTAAATAATTTTCTGACTTTAGCACCCCTCTATAGAACACGGTCCACAGGCCGTGTGCCCGACCATTGCCAGTCCGACGATTGGGTGGCGCGCACGTTCAACGGATTTATCACCATGAGTAAGGAAACTCTACACGTTCGCAAGAACGAAGTCATTGCCGCTCAGGAAAAGCTGGTCATGGCTGCAATGGAAGCGAAGGCTTGGTCGCCAGCTCAGGAAACCGAGTACACCAACCTCACCAACGAAATCAAAACCCTCGACACCACGATTGCCCGATTCGACGCTGTTGCCGCAAGCAAAAAGGCACAGAGCGAGCCGGGAAGCGATGTGTTCATTCCCCTGACCGACAAGTCAGGCAAGAAAGTTCTCTCCGCCGCGTACAGCAAGGCCTTCTGGAATGCCCTGCGCACTCGTGACTTCAGCAACTCTGCTCTGTCTGAGAGCGGCACTTCGACCGACGGTTCGTTCCTCGTTCCAACGATGACCGATCCCACGATCCCGGCTTTGGCCGTGATCGAAGCGTCGGCTCGTAAGCTGTCTCTGGTCATCACGACCGAGATGGACATCAAGCTGCCCTTCCAAGCGAGCAAGACTGTCGCTGCTGCGAAGGCTGAATCCACCGACGGTGGCGTTCATCCTTTCGCGACCAACGTTCCGACGTTCAACACCACGACTCTGTCAGCCTATATGGCTGGCGACAGCGTGGCCGTTTCGTGGGAACTGCTGCAGGACGTGGGTGCCCTGTCTGCCTTCGTGACCGCCGATCTCAATCGCGCGGTGTTCAACTACGAAGAGGACAAATTCATTAACGGTTCCGGTTCTGGCGAACCTCTGGGCTATCTGAACGGTGTGGCAACACCCCGCTCGGCCAGCCTGTCGATCAACGCTGTGCTCGATCTTACGGGTGACTTGCGTCAGGCGTACTACGCTGGCGCGAAGTTCCTCGCAAATCGTCAGACGTACATCGCTCTGATCAAGTCGCAAATCGCTGCCAACCAGTACCAGACCTTCATCACCTACGACGCTGCTGGTCAGATGCGTCTGTTGGGCTATCCGTGCGAGTTCTCGAGCCAGATGCCTGTCTTCGCAGCCTCACCGCTGGTGGACGGAGCCATGCTGTTCGGCGACTTCGCTGCCGGATGGGTCATTGGAGATCGCGGTGGCTCAGCCATCCGCGCCAAGGTGCTGGATCAGGTTGCTGCTCTGAACGGCCAGACTGTCGTACTCGGCTATCGCCGTACCGACCAGCGCAACCGCATTCAGGAAGCTGTGAAATGCCTGACGATCACTGGCTAAACGGCCTGTGGTTGAAAGCTTTAGGGCCACTCTTCGGAGTGGCCCTTTCTATTTGCGTGACTTCCTATCGAGTAATAGAGGTCCATAGACCTCCCGTTCGCTTCCACGAGCGTGTCCACTGACACCTAAAGGCAGCAAAAACATGGCAACAATGTCCTTCGCCGATGGCGTCGCGTATTCCGATGCGGCTCTCAAGGCGTTAAAAGAAGCTGAAGCCGCTCTTCCCAAGTTTCGCAATGAGGGTGCTCCCAGCACGCTCGCTGCACCGTCCGCCGAACTACTCCAAGCTTTGATGGGTTTTCCCACCGCTGCAGGGAAGCCAGTCACACGCGCTACTGCAGTACGCATCGTCAGCTTTCTGTCTGGCTGCAAAATGATTGCCCAAGACATCGCTAAGATGCCGCTCCTCGTGCGCGAAACAACTCTGGTCGATGGACGCCAGCACACGCGGCCTGCCGTCAACGAACCTCTCTATCCACTCCTGAAGGATTGCCCGAACGACTGGCAAACGTCCTATCAGATGCGCTTCTTCCTCGCGATGAACCTGATCATGGCTGGAAACTGCTTCTGTCAGAAGATCATGACCGTAGACGGCTCCAAACTTCTCAAGCTGATCCCGCTGAACGCGTGGAATATGAGTCAGAAATGGGATCGCACCGATCCAAAGCAGCCAGAATTGTTCTGGATGTACAGCGACGGACTCGGAAACCTGCGTCGCTTCGAGCAAAACGAAATCTGGCACGTCGCTGCCATGAACATTGACGGCATCGGCATCGAGGGAGCGGCCATCATCGCTCTCGCGAAAGAAGCTTTGAGCGTGCTGATCGCGGCTGAAGAAGCTGCTGGTCGCAACTTTGCCAACGGTCTGGGCATGGGTGGGTTCATTTCCTTCCCGCAAGGAGTGGAGATCACCGAGCCACAGGCTCAGGACGTCGTTGACCGTCTCAAGAAAGATTTCTCCGGCTCACAAAACGCTGGCAAGTTCACCGCGCTACCCTTCGGTGGCAAGTTCGAGAAGATGACGTTCACTCCGCAGGAATCCCAGATGCTGGAGTCCCGCAAGTGGAACGCTGAGGAAGTTATCCGGCTCCTCGGTGGCGCACCGCTGCTCGTCAAGCTAGGAATGGGCGATAAGAACACGACCTACGCTTCGTCCTCGGCATTCTTGGATGAATACTACAACACCACCCTGTCGCCATACTGCATCAACATCGAACAGTCGATCACTCGCGACCTCATCGCTCCCAAGGATCGCACGCGGCTGACTGCAAAGCACGACTCGTGGGTCATCCTGCGTGGTTCACCCAAGGAGCGAGCGGAATACTACAAGGATCGCATCGGGAACGGCTCGATGTCCCCGAACCAAGCCGCAGTCCTCGAGGATGAGGACACGATTGACGGCTTCGGAGACTACCGTTTCTTCCCGGCTAACTCAGCGTACTTTGATCCAGAAACTGGAATGGCCGCACTCGCTGGGCAGGCAACTCCAACACCGAACCCCGAGGAGACAACGCTCCCGGCTGGTGATGAAGATGAGAAATCTCTCGGTGGCACTCCTCCGCCTGCCAAGGTGCAGAATATCGCGGACTACGAGAGGAATGCTCGACTCATCGCAGAAAACGAGAGGTCCGCTCGGCTCAAAAAAGTGCTGCGCAATGCCGTGGATCGTTGCTGGCGCAAAGAGGAGAAGGCTGGGAGCATCGACATCAAATTCTTGCGTGAGGTTCTGGACATCACATCTGAGCAGGCTGAGCAATACATCCAGAAACGTAAGTCCGGAGAGATCAAAGACAACGAAGGCGCACGGCGAGCTATGTACGAACTCGTGCTCCAAGGAGAAAAGTAATGAACACGATCATCACACTACGAAAGGCCAAGACCACAGCGTTCAAAGCCTCTGCTGCTGAAGGCGACCTGTGCATGGAGATGTACGACGTCATTGGCTCCGACTATTTCGGCTCGGGCATCACGGCACAGACTGTGTCTGACTGCATGGCTGCTGCTGGTGTGTACAACAGCATCACCTGCCGCATCAACAGTCCCGGTGGCGACCTGTTCGAGGGAGTGGCCATCTACAACCTGCTGAAGTCCTCTGGCAAGCCAGTGAACGTCGTCGTAGACGGCATGGCAGCTTCCGCAGCGTCGTTAATCGCGATGGCAGGCGAAAAAGTCACCATGGGCACAGGCACTTTGATGATGATCCATGAGGCTATGGCCATGACCGCAGGCTTCGCGGAGGACCACCGCAAGATGGCTGAGACGCTTGACACTGTCACCGCGTCTGCTGCCGATCTTTACGTCGCGAAAACGGGCATGAAGAAGGACGAAGTCCTGAAAATGATGGCCGCAGAGACGTGGATGAGCGCAGAGGACTGCGTGAAAAACGGCTTTGCCAACGCGGTTTCGGGAGACCAAGCAGAAATTGGCAACAACTTCGACCTGTCGGTCTTCAAGAATGTCCCGGCTGTGTTGAAGAACGAGGCAAAAACCAAGGAAGTTGCTGGCGAAAAGCTGACCGCTGGTGATTTCATCTGGGTCGGTGACCCCGACAAGGTGGATACGTGGGCACTCCCGTGGCATTTCAGCACGGAAGAGAAAACCCAGAGCCACCTGCGCGATGCGCTCGCTCGCTTCGATCAGGAAGAAAAGATTCCTGCGTCGGAGAAGCCAGCCGCGTATGCCAAGCTGGTTCGCCTGTGTAAGGAACACGGGATCGAGGTTTCGAAGAAGAAACTCGAAGCCGACACCGCTTTCACGAGTGAGGTATTCACTGGTGACGACGTGGCCACGATTCTTGGCAAGCGTCTGGAGATTCTGAAAAGGAAGTAACTCATGTACCAACAGATTCTGACAAAACGGGCAACTCCTGTTGTCACTCCGGCAGAACTCGCAGCGTGGGCACGCTTCGATCTCCCGGATCAGTACGACACGAGTTCACCGCCAAATCTCACCGAGGATTGGCTGCTGCTTGAGAATGCTATCGAGGCAGCGACCGATGCGGTTGAGACTATGGCTGCTGTGGCCTGCATCAGTGAAGAAATGCTGTTGACATTTGATTTCTTCCCCGGTCAGCAGGATCCACGGCAGTTGTACAACTACCAGATTGGCTACGCCTACGACTGGACGCCATGGTGGTGGTACGGCTTTCCGTCTGCAGACTCCATCGAACTCGTGCGTCGTCCTGTGCAGGACGGCCTGCTGTCTCCACCTGTGCATCCGGCTCCGGTCGTGAACTACATGGACATCAACGGTGTCATGCAAGTCATGGACCCGACACTCTACGCCGTGTTTGCAAACAAGATCACGCTACTCCCCGGTGAATTCTGGCCACGCGCAGCCGCTCGCCGTCAGGATGTCATCCGCGTCGTGTACTGGGCAGGCTATGGCGAAACACCAGCCGCAGTTCCAGCGAAGCTGAAGCTGGCCATCAAGTTCCTCGCGGCTCACTGGTACGACAACCGTCTGCCCGTGGGGACGGAGCCGACGGCTGAGATCATGTTCACTCTCAACTCGCTGCTCTCTGAGTTCCGCATGGCAAGGATTCCGCGCTAATGATTGCTAAGAGACTATCAACGGGAATTCGGTACAAGTCAGCTGCCGAACTGAACTGCCGGATCGCATTCGCTCGCGCAGTGGGCCAGCAGATCGACGGCACACCGAAGGCTGCGACCGTCCTGAAGTCCAACGTTGCAGCTAACGTCGCCATCTGGCGTGGGAAGGAGAGCACTTCTTCTCAGCAGCGCAACGCGTCATCGAGCTACAAGATCACGGTGCGGTACAACAAGAATTTCGTGCCGACGTCGAACATGATCATTCTTTACCACGGGCAAACCTACAACATCGAGACGGTCAGTGATATCGACGGTCAGCACATCCAGCTAGAAATCTGGGCTTGGATCGAGAACGATGGAACAGGAGCCTAACCATGGCCAACAGCGTCACAGTCAAGCTGTCTGGCTTCGAGGAGCTGGAACAGACGCTTCGCGACGGCACCAAGAAAATGGCCGTCAAGTTTCTGCGTGGAGCCGAGAAGTCCGCTGGCAAAATCTGGCAGGAAGCCATCGCCAATCGTGCTCCGGTGGACACAGGCCACTTGGCTGAGTCCATCAAGATCAAGACTGAAGTGAAGTCTGGCGACAACGGCTCAATGACCATGAAGGTTGGCCCTGATCAGTCAGCTTTCTATGGCGTGTTTCAAGAGTTCGGTACAAAGGATCAACCTGCGCGTCCGTTCATGCGGCCTGCGTTCGAGGAGACGAAGGACGAAGTGCTGGAAGCTCTCGTGACTGAGTGCAAGAACAGACTTGAGGATTTGAAAAAGAAATGATTGAGAAAGGCATCTACGGGCTATTAACACGTGACGCTGGCGTCATGGCAGCTATCGGTAGACAGCCAGACGGCAGTCCCGACATGTTCTGGAACCTACAGGCCAAGGGAAATTACTACCCATCGATCGTTATCCAGCATGTGAGTACGACTGAGGTCTACTCCAGCAAGGGATCCAGTGGCCTGCGCTTTTCGAACTATCAATTCGATTGCTACGCTCCCGTCTACTACGATGCGTGCGCCACAGAAGCTGCCGTGCGCGACTTGCTCAGGAGCTACAAAGGCAATCTGCCAGACGTGGATCAAACTCCCGTGCTCGGCTGCATCGTACAACGTGAGATGGACTTTCCGTTCGAGCAGGGCCAGAAGGGTTTCATCTATCGCAAGATGATTGAGGTTCAGTTTCAGCATCAAGACACCACGATGGCGATTACGAATCCGGCCAATCTGGAACTTCGCCCAGCGTGGCATGTTGTGAAGCGGACAGCCGGAACCTATCTGGCCTTGGCTGGCGACATGGTGCTGTGCGATACGTCCGCTGGAAACGTTTACGTTGTGATG